AAGAAAAATCAATTGGAGATACACCTATAAAAACCCTACTAGTTCTATGATTAAAAACAGGGCATTTTGTATAATTAAATTCTTGATTTATAAGATCAGATTCTTTAATTAAAAGATTTGTTGAGGTACGGTATGTGATAGAGGAAACAGTATCAATTGTATAATAATTTATTGTCCTATTCACTTTTACATACCTGCTTCAAGTTTAGAGATAAGATATTCTTTAACTAGTCCTGAACGAACAATGTCATCAATACCAAATTCTATCATATCAAAGGATGGCATCGCACGAATGATTTTCATAAAATCAACAATACCATTTCTTTCATTAGTTTTAGTGAGATCTGTTTGAGATGCATCACCACAAAATACAATCTTAGTATTTTCACCAACTCTGGTTATTATACTATCTAATTCATGAAAATTCAAGTTTTGAAATTCATCAACAATAATAATAGCATCATCAAGTGTGGTTCCTCTTAAGAATGAAGTACTCCAAAACTTAATTGTTTCCTGTGCTCTAAGATTACCATAAAGCATCTCAAAATCAGCATCAGAAGGCATTTGGAACATATACTTTACCATATGCTTATATGGTATCTGATAATATGATGACTTATCCTCGTGATCACCAGGTAAAAATCCTATCTCACGAGTTGCAACCAAAGATCTAACAATGTAAATCTTATCATAAGGTGTGTTTTCACTTAATACATCTTTAAGAGCATTATAAAGAGTAATAAATGTTTTTCCTGTTCCTGCAGCACCATAAGCAATAATTTGCTTACCTTCATTATAAGAATCAAACAGTCTTTTCTGATTATCAGTAATTGGTGTAATATCCACCAAATATTCAGAATTTAAAGGTTTTTTTCTTTTCATCTGTTTTGCTGTTAGACCAACTCCTATTGGTTGATCTGTGGATGTTGCTCTTTTCTTTCTCGCCATTAATCCAAATTCCTAATATAATTTCCTGCATTATTTTTTTGCGTCTTCTTTAGGACTTCATTCCAACCAGGTGCTTTCTTTCTTAACTTATCTCTCCATTCTCCTACATCTTGTGATGATGGACAAGTATCAGGATCTGACCAATCCCTTTTCCAATCAGGATTATCATCACACCACTTACTCCATTCATGAACACTTAATTTAACTTCTTTTTGTTCACCAGTTTCTTTGTGAATAACAGGATATGTTGCCATAATTATAAAAGGTTGTAAATTTATTTAGACCCACTCTAGGGCTTCTGATACTGCAGGGAACTGTTCGGTAAACACCTTCCTACATGCTTCTGCTATCACCATATGCTCTTTCTGTGTTCCATGTGCAGAACGTAGATTAATATAGTGTATCCAAGAACGACATGAACCAGTCATATAGATTCTGGTAGGAGTGCAGAGTGGTAATACCATTCTAGCACACTCTTTAGCAACACCAGCATTTAACATTTGAGTATAAAGACTCTTTGCAGAACTGAACAACGTAATCATCTGACGATTAAGTTTATCAACCATTTCAGGATCTAAATCATCAATAGAATTCTGACGATTCTTCGTGTCTTGTCTACGAAGTTCTGGTAAATCAATATCACCTAAATCATTACTACTTGCATATCTTTGAGAAAACTCTTGGAAAGTAAAACTTCTATGTCTTAATATCTGTGCAGCAATAGCACGGGTAGTCTCAATCTCAAGAGTCATAGTAGACTGCTCAAAGACACTCCAATGATTATGCTTGATGCAATACTTTAATAGTCCTGCATACTTTTCATTGTCCTGATTAGATGGATTAGATACTCTGGCAATATATGCCATAAGTTGCTCCGCATCAGGAGTAACACTAACAAGTTTTACAGTCATTTACTCTCGGCAATTTCTTCTTCCAAGATTTTTATTTGAGATTTTACCTCTTCTAATTTATCGTCAGTATAAAGATACTCTTCTTTAACTAATTTCTTCAATAAATTAAGCATTCTTTTTGCTCTGTTAGTCGGGGTAACCATCATCATCATCGTAGAGTTCGTCATAATCAGTTGGAGGTTCAAATGCCTTTGAATTCTTATATGACTCAACATCTGAATAAACTTCAACTTTGAGTGCATCAACTAATAGTTCCATATTACGGACTATCAACTTTAATTTGTCCCTTTCCATAACAATTAGACTTTTAAATATTTTACATAAAAAAAGAGCATCTGTCAAGAGATG